AGGTGATTTGGATTTAACTCGCTCTAACCTTTCGGCGAAAACTCCGCGAGTCGTTACTTGGTGCATGAACCAACCATTAAATACTTCAAACTGATTGCCACATGTGCAGCGGTTTTGTTCGAAGAATGCTATATTTATAATACCTCCCCAAAGGTCTTTCTCTTCAAACTGCTTCATAACCATCATAACAGCTGCTTGATCTTTGTGGAGTCGTCTGCCTTGAGACTTGGCCTTTTTAGCCGAAGCCAATTGGACCGATTCTTTTAATAGGTCTTCTAAATCCATGAAGTCTTCGTGATCTGTCATTTAATTTGCCTCTCTAAGGTTTCTAAAAGTGAATTACTGAGGTAATCCATAGGTATTACTCTCGAATAATACGCCGGTGAAACCAAAATGTCAACCAAGTAGTTGCATCCTGAACCACAACTTACGGGCGTAAAAAAGCCCATCAAGGAGAGACATCCCGACAGGCTTATTCCTAACTAATCAAGTAGTTAGCACTAGATTGGTGGTTAGCTCTCTTCAGAAACGCTAGAATCTGTAGAGGTATCACCATCCAATTCGTCCAGTAACGCATCTGTATCCACGTTAGAGGTCTTAGAAGCCTTTTCAGCTTCAATGCGATCAACGATAGGCTTAAGCTTCGCGTTGTTGCGTAGTGCAACCTTCTCGGCTTGAGTCTTACCGGACAAGAATTCCTTGATCTGTTCAGCAGTTTTGCCAGACATTTCAACCAATGCTCGCGCAAGGACCGAAGTACCTGCCATGCCATTGGATTCTCGCTTCTGCGACCACTCGCCATTGTAAAGGCGATCAATCAGGTTATCAACTGCAAGGATGCAATCTTCAACCTCAGGTATACCTGCAATTTCATCACCTAACTTCTGTTCCGCACCGTGAGAGGCGAACTTGGCAGACAAATCGGCAGGTACAGTAAAAAGTCGTGTTTCGCCGTTGCGGAAGTCTAAGCGAACCTGGACCTGGCCATCTTCGGAAGTTAAAGACTCTTTAAGCAGTTTGCGTTTACCGGCAAAGTCTACAACACGGCCATCAGTCATTGCTACGGTTTCGATTACAGCTGGTTTCATTTCAGTATTCCTTTATTATAAGTAAGGGCCATTAAGATTATATCATTTCGCGGGTCAGGCGGCCCTTAATCCCTGTTTTTGCGATTGATGGTTAATAGTAAGGAATCTAATCCAGTATGTCAATAGCTAATTTCAAAGATCGTAGAGAGGAAGTTCGTGTGGTGACCTGTACAGCAAATCCCTCATTAACTTCAATGACTTTAACTCTAGACTCCAGGCTCTGGCTATTTATTACCTGACTCGTGCTGTATAGCGGGTAATTTCTTAAACAAGCTTTAAAAGCATTAAACCTTTTACGTTGATGATCAGCGCCTTTCCTGGTTTCGCTTACCGCTATGATGGTAGGCTCGAAGGAGGTTACTGCAAAGTGGAATATTTTCTCGTATTTGTCAGGACTTCGCTTGGGGTTCCAGAGTGCCATTATTTTTTCTCCTTTACTGGTTGTTGGGGCAGAGGCTGCCAGCCTTTTATTTTAATGTTAGCTGGATGCATCCCTTCATATTGCCAGCCTACATACGGAAATTTGGAATCCGAGTTGTCAACAAGGTTCGCTATAACCACTAAATTATTTTCAAGCAACACCAATACCCGCTTGGCTTCAAATGGCGGCTGACCGCTCACCCACTGGCTTTGAGCCTTAAGCTCGGCTATGCGCTGCTGACAATTTGGATACTCACAATCATCAAGGTTTGCCACGCAACATCTCATTCCTTCAACACTCACTATCCTTGCTCCTTTGCTGGTAAAAAGCTTGCGTATGGGTTTAGGCTTGTGTAGCTGTCAGCTAGTATCTTTATAGCCAGTCTCTCCAGGCCATTGCTACATCGAATGTTTGCACTTGCCTGATACTCAAGACGCTCTATCTCCTCTAATGCCTCAGTGACTAAGCTTAGGGGGAATAGATCAGCGTCAATTATATTTAGCTGAGTCGATTGACTCGGGCCATTTAAGTCAATAAAGAATTTTTTCATTTGTTCGATATTCATCTATCCTTCCCCTTCTACAGCAGGTCGAGGCCGCATGTCTGGATTATTTTTATAGAATTCTTCAGCCCGTTCTGCGGTCCAAAACTTTCTCTGGTGTACACAATCACAGGGTTTGGCGAAGTAATGACAATCCTTCTCTACAGGACAGCTTTGACAGTCGCTCATGAGCCTTCCCCTTCTACAGCAGGTCGAGTGTAGTAAGCCGTAGCCCTATCCCCTTTATCTTCCTTGGCTTCATCATCCATCTTTTTAAGCAACCTATTCAAGCTCTCTTGAGCCTCGGCCTCCTCAGGACTAACTGAAGCATCCTCTCCGGCTTTTATAGCCTTTTCCAGGTCGAACCCAGATGCCTCAACCAAGGCCGATAAAGTCGAGGTCAATCGCCTGGATAATCTAAGGACTGTCGGAGAGTCGTAAGTTACCCCAACATTCAATACCGCAGCTGTCATATCATCGTCAAAGATCTCCCCCTTTTTGTAAGGAGAGGCTGCATTGTAAAGAGCAAACCGGATTCGAGCAGCTTCCTTTTTACTCTCTAGCTTAATAACTACGTCTTCTGTGTAAGCTTTTTTCCATATGTGCTTTAACAGGATGGCCTCTTCACTAGCAATTGTCACGATGTTCCCCTTAATAGTAGAGTGTTGATTGAGGTCAGGAAGTTAAATGGGTCAAAACCCCTAAAATCTTAATAATTTCCTGCCATATCAACCACGGTACGTCACCATTCCTAAGTAGTCAATCGTTATTAGTCTAAGTAATGCCTATTTTCGTGGGGTTGCATGGGAGTCTTATGGGAGTATTATGGGGATTCGTGGTGTTTGAGGTGTAATGGCTACCCCCCCGTCCTTCCCTGTACCAGTGTCTGTATTAAAAAAAAAAATGAGAGACTGACTAGAGGGATAGAGGGGGGGTACGCCGTTACACATAAAACACCATACATTGCCTTAAGATCCCCATACAACTCCCAAGGACCGACCATAGACTCAGGAGGCAATTAGGGATGATTTGATGCAGGTCAGGTTAAAGAATGGTTTTATCGGGGGATTACTAATCAGTAATACAGCGGGGAATTAGAATTATAGCCTTAAATGGTTGGATTACTTAGAGCTGAATTGCTAGGATTGCATGAGAGCCGTTTTGAGGCGTTTTAACGGTTGGGGATAGTAATATAGCACTATTTCATCAACGGCCCGTGACGACCCCTCAAAACGCCCACAATCGCCATTGGCCCTCTCAAATCCACCCCCAAATAGCGCCCACAAAAAAGCCCCAATCAAGGGGCCTTAGTGCCTAACTATAGGGATTAACCTTCATCTAATTCATCTAGTAGTTCGTCTGTGTCGATGCCGCTATCCTTGGCCCTTTCGGATTGTATCTCAACAATGATCGCAGCGATTTTAGCATTCTTTTTTAGTGCCGCCTTTTCGGGATCGGTTTTACCTGCTAAGAATTCGGTTAGTTGTTCAACGGTTTTTCTGCCGTCATACATTCTAACCAATGCCTTCAACAATAGACCGCCGGTTAAACCACCGCCCTCTCGTGGCGCATTCCAATCGCCTGCCAATAGTCGATCGTAAACCGCTCTGACTGCCTCATACTTATCGTATACGGTCGCTGATTGGCCCGTTATAGCGTTTCTACTAATGGCTGCGGCATCTACTAGCTTTTGCTTCAAACCGTGAACCAATGCCTGCTGAGAGATTGTGGTTGATAGGTCGCATACATCTATGCAAAGCCTTTGACCATTGGCAAACTCTAATGTTAGCGCCTCGAAGTTTGGTTCTATGATTGTCTTGATGGCTGGTACTTTTTTGATATCGGTCATAATAATAGTCTCTCAAATAATGGGGCCGCAGATTGCCGCCCTCCCGATATATAATGCAAATTCCATACCAAGCCTGAAATCACCGTATTCCGTGGCGTGTAGCCAATCACCTGTCAGCCTATAGTGTTACCGTGTTACCTATCGTTACTCCAGTTTGTTACCGCGTTACCATAGGTATCAATCAGCTCTTGGTACTCTTTATATAGGTAATTTCATAGAATGATCAGTCCAATACTATTATAGTTTTATACCTTCCAGTTTAATAACCTATCAGTTTAATAACCTATCATTCCATTTGACTGATCAGTCTATAACTGGGCCGATTGTATACCAGTCAGTCATTATCTTTTGAACAGTCATTCTATAACGTCCCACCTGATTAGGGGGGGTGGACCTTCGACGGGGGGAGGTCTTGTCAAGCCGTGACTGGGCCGTATTCAGTTCCCACGAGATTTTCAAAATTTTCCAACCTCTATCAGTCAGCTACCCTTAAAGACTAAGGGGGGTGGGTAATTCATTGGGGTTACTTTAAAGTAATACCTCGGAGAAAATCCAAAAACTTAGGAAAACAGGCATTGACAACATAGGGGGATTAAGGATACTATTCTAGGCTCTAAAGGGAGAAAACTTATGTCAGAACAGCTGGTAGGGACTAGAAGTGCGGCGAATGCAATTGAGAGAGTCAGTTATACTCATGATGCCATGATAGATCTTATGATCGCAAATCCGGCTATCAGGAATGCGGAACTGGCTACACACTTCAGATTCACCCAAACATGGATATCGCGGGTTGTAAACAGTGACGCATTCCTGGCACGACTTGCAGCAAGAAAAGAGGATATAATTGATCCCTCGATAGTTGTGTCCTTAGAGGAAAAGTTCAAGGCACTTGCTGACGCATCCTTAGATATTTTCATGGATAAGCTTCATGCGACTAATAGTGCGGATATGGCCCTTAAAGGGATTGAGGCTGCTAGTAAAGCTTTAGGCTACGGGGCGCGGGCAAACCAAACAGCTCCAACGGTTAATAACTTTGTAGTCGCCTTACCAGGAAAGATTGCAGACGCAGATGAATGGGCCAAAACTCATGGGCCTGAAGGTAATATTATAGACCAAGCTCCGGAGGCAATAGAATGACCGATTGGCTTAAGAAGGCAGGTGATGCATTAAAGAATCCGCAAAACTTACTCGATGGGGCGGCTTTAGCTACTACAACTGTCCCAGGCGTAGGCGATGCTTTAGGACTGGCTGCAGATGCCTATAATATGGCAGCTAATCCGGAAGAACGGACTTGGGGTAATGTAGGGATAGCAGCTCTTGGGGCTGTACCCTTCTTACCTAACTCTGGATCGGTTAAAAGAGTAGGCGATAAATTAGACCTTGCTAAAAGACTGGAGGACCTGACAGGGTTTGATCCAAAAAGCATAAGACTGAGACAAGCCGGTGCTGAGATTAGGAATAACAGCAGAAGAGTAGGAAGACTGGCAGGGGATGCTGAGCCGGACATGCTTGATGAAGCGGGCGAAGCCCTTATGAAACGCTGGGAAATGATGGACGCCGTTGGTAAGCCAGGAAATTCTAAAAGGCTTTACCATAGCACCAAGCCGGAACATCTGTCGTCTATTATGGAGAACGGACTGCAGCCTCAGATGCACAAAAGACTTGGCGAAACTAATAACAGACTATACTTAGCTCCAGATTCCAAGAGTGCCGTAGGCGGAACCTTTAATGCAGATGGCGTTATGCTTAGAACCAGAGCGGGCAAAAGCGTAGACAATCTAACGGCTGATGAAGTCCCAGGATTTGAGCACAACTACTTTACGGACAGTCCAATACTACCTGATGCTTTAGAGATAAAGCTAGATGGAAAATGGTTACCCTTAGATAAGGCCTTACTCCCTAAATGAACGCCCAAAACCTACTCATAGAAGAACCTGATTATAAGATTGTCTGGGAGCCTCAAGAAGGCCCTCAGATGGCCCTTATCCAATGTCCGGTATTCGAGGTCTTTTATGGTGGTGCGCGTGGTGGGGGCAAAACTGAAGGCTCAATAGGTGATTGGCTTGAACACTCTTCTAAGTACGCCGAAGATGCTATTGGTATATTCTTCCGAAGGAAACTTGTTCAATTAGCTGAGGTTATAGCTAGAACCAAGCAGATATTTCCGAAATTGGGGGCTAAATACAATGAGCAGCAGAAGACCTGGACGATGGCAAACGGGGCCAGACTCAAGTTTGCCTACCTTGAACGAGATGTGGATGCAGAGGAATATCAAGGACACTCTTATACAAGAGTATATGTCGAAGAGGTCACGAACTTCCCTGCCCCAGGTCCAATTGATAAGCTCAGAGCTACTTTGCGTAGCGGTGCTGGTGTTCCCGTTGGTATGCGACTTACGGGCAATCCAGGAGGGGCGGGTCACAACTGGGTTAAGAAGCGATATATCCTCCCTAATCCGGCAGGTTACGAAATAATAACCGAATCTATGGAAATAGAGATCGAAGGTTATAAACAAACTGTAAGTCTTTCCCGAGTATTTATCCCGTCTAAGATTGGCGATAATATGCTCTTAATGAAGAACGATCCTACATATATCCTAAGATTAAGCCAAGCCGGTTCTGAGGCACTGGTAAAAGCATGGTTGGAAGGTAATTGGGATATCGTTGATGGGGCCTTTTTCGATGAATGGGATGAAAATATCCACGTACTGGATCATAATAAAGTTAATATCTTAATAGCAGACCCTCAGATTTTAAGGTTTCGCGCCTTCGATTGGGGATCGGCCAAACCCTTCTCTGCCGGTTGGTATGCCCTTTTACATAAGGATGTCATGTACGAAGAGAGGTTATTACCTGCTAAGTCGATAATAAAATATGACGAATGGTATGGCGCTTGCGGTACTAATAAGGGTCTTAAAATGACCGCTGATAAGGTAGCCGCAGGAATAATTAAAAGGGAGGAAACCCAACGAGTTCGATACGGAACTGCCGATCCCTCGATCTTTAAGCGTGATGGTGGCCCTTCAATCGCAGAAACTATGGCAATAGAAGGTTGCTCTTGGCG